ACTAGACACTGGCGACTATTCTATACTTGGAATGGAAGATAAAGTCTGTATAGAAAGGAAGGCAAGTGTATCGGAGATTGCCCTTAATTTAGGAAAAGGTAAATACGCATTTTACAATGAAGTAGAAAGAATGAGAGACTATGAACATAAATTCATAGTTTGTGAATTTTCTATGGAAGACGTTATGAAGTTCCCGGAAGGTGCTAATATACCAAAAGAGTTGAAGGGGAAAGTAAAGATAACTGGCAAATATATCCTACGATGTCTAATGGAGTTCGCCGTATTCAACGGTGTCCATGTAATATTCGCTGGTTCGGAGCGTGGCGCATTTGATTTAATTAGTAGTTTGTTAAAAAGAATCAATGAAAAATATACTATAGGGCGGAAATCATGACCATTAACAGAGATGTTATATCTGAGATTCATTCATATGGAATTGATGTAAAGAATAGGGAGATATACATAAATGAATTTGACGACTCAGGAGAAAGCGCTGGTGTAGAACACCGAATGTTGCAAAACTTTTATAAAAATATAAACTTTCTAAAAAATATAAGCAAAGAACCTATAACGATCTATCTACAAACAGTAGGTGGCTGTTGGTATGCTGGTATGGGTATTTATGACGCCATCAATAACTGTAAATGTAAAACAACGATGATAGGATACTCACAGCTATGCTCTATGGGTTCTATCATAATCCAGTCGGCAAATAAGAGACTGCTAACCCCTAATTCCGTATTCATGTGCCATTACGGTTCTAGCGACTTAACGGGAGACTATCTTAGCGCGCAAAACTATTCAATAGTAGATAAGAAAAACGCAGAAACTATGGTTTCTATATACGCAGAGAAGTGTCATAAACACGGCAATTATTTTAAAGAAAGAGAATACAACTTATCTAAAACAAAATCATTCATAAAAAGGAAGATGAAAGACGGAGACTGGTATATGAGCGCCGAAGAAGCAGTATACTATGGATTCGTAGACGGGATATATAAATGAATAGAAAATTAAAACAAATAGATGAAGCGTGGTTAAAGTTAGATGTAGACGATAAAGATCTATTTAACCCAATGTCAATTTTAAATAGTGCCGAAGATGACTATCACTTAAAGCTATCTTGGTTGATGACCAGACCGGAATATTTTTCCTTTCTATGTAAGCATATATTTAATATACAAATATTGCCATCACAGGCTCTTATTCTGCATGAACTATGGAACAGAAAGTTTCCAATGCTTATAGCTAGTCGTGGTTTCGGTAAGTCTTTCATACTATCTTTGTATTCTATGTTAAGGGCGCTTCTGCTTCCAAATAGAAAAGTAGTCGTTGTAGGCGCTGCGTTTAGGCAGTCTAAAGTCCTCTTTGAATATATGGAGACAATATGGAACAATTCGCCCATATTAAGAGATATATGTGATGCGAATAGTGGACCCCGCAGGGACGTAGACCGCTGCGTTATGCGTATCAACGATTCTCGCGTCACCTGTCTTCCTCTCGGTGACGGACAGAAAATTAGAGGTCAACGCGCTAATGATATTATCAGTGACGAATTTGCCAGTATCCCTCGCGATATTTTTGAAACTGTTGTTGCTGGTTTTGCGGCTGTGTCGTCTGACCCTATTGAAAATGTTAAACGGTTAGCGTCAGAGAAAAAAGCACAAGAGTTAGGCGTAAAACTAAATAGAGGTGATGATCAAAAATTAGAGAACAAAGACAACCAAATTATATTAAGTGGTACGGCGTATTATGACTTTAATCATTTTGCTACATATTGGAAGAGATGGAAGTCTATAATTAAAAGTCAGGGAGAGCCAGCAAAACTGAGAGATATTTTTGGCGGCGAAGACGCTCCAGAAAACTTTGACTGGACGGAATATTCTATTATGAGGATTCCATATGAACTTTTACCAGAGGGCTTTATGGACGCCGCACAGGTTGCTAGATCGAAAGCGACTGTTCATGCTGGTATCTATCAGATGGAGTTTGGAGCAGTGTTCACGCGCGACTCAGAGGGGTTTTTCAAGAGATCTCTTATAGAATCTTGCGTAGCAAACGATAAAGAGCCAATAAAAAATTCTAAAGGTGAAGATATAATTTTTGAAGCTAAGTTAATGGGCGACCCTAATAAAAAATATATTTTTGGTGTTGACCCGGCTTCTGAGGTTGATAATTTTAGCATAATTGTATTAGAAGTAAATGAAGACCACAGAAGGATTGCTCACTGTTGGACAACAAATAGATCAGAACATAAAGAAAAAGTCAAAAGAGGTTATTCAACAGAAACAGATTTTTATGCATACTGTGCTAGAAAAATTAGAGATTTAATGAAATTGTTCCCCTGTATACATATAGCTATGGATGCTCAAGGTGGTGGCATTGCTGTTATGGAATCTTTACACGATAAAGATAAACTACAGCCCGGAGAAATTGAAATATGGCCTGTAATAGATGAGGATAAACCTAAAGACACAGACGATCAGCGCGGTCTACATATTCTAGAAATGTGCCAATTTGCTAAATACGATTGGCTCGCAGAGGCGAATCACGGACTAAGGAAAGACTTAGAGGACAAGGTTATTCTATTCCCTATGTTCGACTCTGTTACTTTGGGTATGTCTAATGTAGAAGATGGAATGAAGGGTAGAATGTATGACACATTGGAAGAGTGTGTTATGGATATAGAAGAACTCAAAGATGAATTATCTATGATTCAGATGACCCAAACTGCAAATGGTAGAGATAGATGGGACACTCCAGAAGTTGTTGTTGCGGCTGGAAAGAAGAGCAAAATGAGAAAGGATAGGTATTCGTCTCTTATTATGGCGAATATGGCAGCAAGAACGCTTGCAAGGATGCTTACGCCAGAAGAATACACTTTCTTTGGCGGGTTTGCGTCAACAATGCCAAAAGACTCTAAAGAAAAAAATAATGAAAAAATGTTTACAGGGCCAAATTGGTTCACTGAAAATATGAAGGATATTTATTAATCTGTGTATAATATGATACCAATCTAATTGAATCCAATTACATATAAGGGTCTAAAATGCACAAAGATAAATCTCTCATTACTTGGAACGATTCTGACGCTTCAAGTAGAGCTACTGCCTTCCAACAATTCTCAGAGGCTGGCGAAAGCTATGCCGGTGTCTCGAAGGCGAATCACTACAGAGATTTCAAGGACATCGAACCAAACAGAAGTGTTCGTCCCGGCTTCAGAACATCTGACTACTATGCTTTTCGCCCGGAAGAGCGTGTTCCGCATAGACAAAAGCGCGCGATTAAGATGTGCATGGATGCGTATGAAAAAGTTGGTATAATCAGAAACGTTATTGACTTAATGGGCGATTTCGGTTGTCAGGGTATTAACATTGTTCACGAGAATAAGAGCGTGGAAAAATTCTACCGACAGTGGTTTAAAAAGGTTAACGGAAAGGAGAGGTCTGAGAGATTTCTCAACCTGTTGTACAGAGCTGGTCAAGTTCCTGTGTATCGCAGTTATGCTAACATAACTCCAGAGGTAACTAAATATATTAAGTCTATGGCACAAGATATCGTCGTAGAAGTTCCTCAATTTGAGAAGAATCAAATTCCTTGGAGGTATAATTTCTTTAATCCAATCTCTCTTGAGATAAAAGATAGTAATATTAACTTATTTTTAGGCACTAGAAAGTTTGAGCTATCTCCTACAAGTTTCTTGGATAACTTCAAAGATGGCGCTATTCCGGCACACCTTCTAGACACTCTTCCTCCAGAGGTTAAGAAAAGAATTAAAGATGGTGACAAGAAAATAGAACTTGATCCAGAAAGATTGTCCATGTTCTACTACAAAAAGGATGATTGGTCTAACTGGGCAAACCCTTTAATTTATGCTATTCTTGACGATGTAATCATGCTTGAGAAAATGAGACTTGCCGACCTATCTGCTCTAGACGGCGCTATTTCTAATATTAGATTGTGGACTCTTGGTAATTTAGACCATAAAATTCTACCAAATAAAGCAGCGATTAATAAACTTAGAGATATATTGTCTAGCAATGTTGGTGGCGGCACTATGGAGTTAGTTTGGGGTCCAGAACTATCTTATACTGAATCAAATAGTCAGGTTTATAAATTTTTAGGTTCTGAAAAATATAACTCTGTCCTTAGTAGTATATATGCAGGTCTTGGAGTTCCTCCGACCCTAACAGGGCAATCTGGAAATGGTGGGGGTTTTACAAATAACTTCATCTCATTAAAAACACTTGTAGAAAGATTACAGTACGGTAGAGACCAGTTAACCGCCTTCTGGGAGAAAGAGTGTGAGATTGTCAGGAAGGCAATGGGTTTTAGGAAGTCGCCTTATATCATGTACGATCAGATGAGCCTATCTGACGAGGCATCTGAAAAGAATCTACTAATCCAGTTGGCAGACAGAGATATAATTTCCCATGAAACAATCCTTGAGAGATTTAAAGAGGTTCCTTCTGTTGAAAAAATGAGACTAAAGAGAGAAGATAAAGATAGAAGCAAAGAGAATATACCGGAGAAGGCAAGTCCTTTCCATAACCCAAACAAGCAGTTTGAGATGGAAAAAATGGAAAAGCAGGGGGAGATCAATGAAAAGGTTGCTCAAAATAAAGAAAAACAAAAGCCCGTCAATCCTAATGGTAGACCTGTAAACAAAATAGACCAAGGACCGAGAAAACAGAGGACTGAGACTCCTAAATCTAAACCCGGAGTAGCAGAGCTAATCACTTGGGCGAATGAGTCATTTGATAAAATTTCTGATGCTACCACTAGCGCTTATCTGGCAGTTGCCGAAAAAAAGAACATGAGAGGTTTAAGCAAGGTTCAGTGCGCAGAACTAGAAGAACTCAAACTTCACGTCTTATCTAATATCGAGCCAATGTCTGAAGTTACTAACGAGAAAATAAGAGACATTGTTGGTTCGACCAAAAAGATGCCTAAATCATTCTCAAAAATGCTAAAAGACTCTAATATTGACCTTATGAATTTAACTACTGAAAATTTCAGAAGACATGCTATTTCCTGCTACATAGAGTGTGTTTTGGGTTGTTAATTCGGTTTTTTATAAAAAAAATATTTTTTTGTGTATATTTAATGTAGAGGTGATACATGAGCATAAAAATATATCAAAACGAGATAAATGACGGCATTGGCGAACTCATTAAGAGTACCGCTAGTGTTGCGTATTGCTCCGAAGCAACGGTTCAGAAGGATATTCCTGAAGAAGTAGTCCTGAAGGCAATCGCTGAAAATAAAGACCAAATAGACCTATATTACTTAGAGTCTGTTTTAGTTTCTTGTGGATGGAATAAGAACGATGACGTATTTATGCCAGAGTCAACTTGGGCAGCAAGAAATACGCCAGAAGATAAACAATTTAATTTCATGCACGATGAAAATGACATTATTGGGCATATTACCGGTAGTTACGTTCTAACGAAAGATGGTAAAGCGGTATCCAACGATTCAGATATGCCTGAAGATTTTGATATCATCACTCAAGCTGTTCTTTATAATAGCTGGACTGGTGAAGAAAATCGCGAAAGGATGGAAAAAATAATCTCTGAGATAGAGGAAGGTAAATGGTACGTTTCTATGGAATGTCTATTTGCTGGATTCGACTATGCATTGTCTAATGACGATGGTGTGAAAAAGGTTTTGGCGAGAGGTGAAGAGTCTTCATTTTTAACTAAACACCTTAGAGCATACGGTGGCACTGGAGAATATCAAGGATATAAAATCGGTAGGGCATTAAAAAATATTTCATTTTCTGGAAAAGGTTTGGTTTCCAAACCTGCTAACCCAAGAAGTGTTATTTTAAAAAGTGTAGCATTTAATTTAGATGACGACTCTAATTTCGATATAGGAGAATTTAATATGTCAGATAACTTGCTAGAAAAGCAGTTGGAAGAAGTTCGCGCTGAACTTGTTACTGCTAAGTCTGAAAATGAGGCCATTAAAGCGAAAATCGAAGAAGCAAAAGATAAAGAGTTTGCTTCTAAGGTTGAGGCTTTTGAAGGTCAAATTCAAGAAAAAGATTCAAGCATTGCTGAACTCGAAGAAAGCATCAAAAGCACCCAAGCTCGCGTTGCAGAACTTGAGGACGCTTTAGCTAAATCTAACGAAGAATTAGCATCTGCTAAAGAACACGTAGAAGAAATGAAGAAAAAAGAGAAGATGGAAAAGCGTAAAGCTGCTCTCGTAGAAGCAGGTTTCGACGTGAATGATGTCGATGCTGCGCTCGCCGCTTTCGACGATCTTGCTGACGAAGCATTTGACTCTGTTGTTGCTATGTATGGTAAAAACAAAGAAAAGGCAAAAAAGGAAGCGGAAGCCGGTATGCCTCCCGCACTCAAGGAAGCGATTGAAAAGAAGAAAGAAAAAGATGCTAAAGCAGAAGAAGTAGAAGAAACTGAAGCTGAAGCAACTCCAGAACTTCTTGAAAATGTAGAAACTTCTGAAGCAACTCTTGTAGATGCAACTCCAGATGTTGACGAAGTAGAGTCAACCAGAGCAAGCATCTCAGATTGGCTTTCCAATAACGTACTCTCAACTAAGTAATTTTAATAGGAGATTAAACTATGGCTCTTAAAGCAGATAGATACGAAGAATCAACAGACATTAGCTTCTTCTATAACGCAGGCACCGCAACTCGCGGTGGAGTCGTTTTGTTGAACGCCGCTAATGCTTCTGGTGCAGCAATGGACCAAGGTGCTAACTTGGTAGAATATGCCGCAGCTACAACTGGTACTGTTCCTGTCGGAATCCTTCTTAACGACGTTGTTAATAAGGATCTTACTAGAACTCATCTCAATCAATACAAAGATGAAGTACAAAAAGGCGGTAAAGTTACTGTCTTGACTCGTGGTTGGGTTGTAACTAACAACATTGACGCTGTTAGTATTGTTCCGGGTGAAGTTGCTTACGCATCTGCAACCTCTGGAAACCTAACAAACGTTTCAACCTCAGGTCAAGCTGTCGGACGTTTCATGTCAGCTCAAGATGCTGATGGTTACGTTAAAGTTTACGTCAATCTTCCAAGCCTTGGTTAATAAATAAATAGGAGATATAATAATGTCATATACAGAAAGACCTAGCGAAGAGTTTATTTCAGTACTTCGCAAATGCGGTGACTCCGATATGGAAGTCGCGCTCGCAGCTCAAAGAGAATTTGCTAAGGCATTGGAACTTCCTCTTCGTAAGGGCGTTTTGATCGGCAACATTCTTGGTAATATTTTTGAAACCATCAATGTAGAACCGGGTGGAAGCACCGAATATCCTTTGGATCTTCTTGCTCCGGGACTTGAGGGTGAGCATGTTGCTTACACCAATCCGGGTCACGGTCGCGTTCCTGA